GCGGGGGTACTGGCGGCACCCATCTTGGCCGAGATGAACGGATCGGGGGTCTGCACCTCGTCGCCGGGATACCAGCGCCAGGTGACGCCCGTCATGTCCATGGCCTTGCCGTCGGCCCAGACCCTCCCAATGCCGGTGATCTCCCCTTCGCACAGCGCCACCGCGAAGCTGGCATAATAGAGGTATTCGGTGGTCGTGACCTTGGGTCCGCCGCCCTTGCCGCCGCCTTGGCTGGTGGTGTTGACCTCCTCGCGAAAATCCGTGGCCCAGATGATATTGCCACCGAGGCGCATGCGACCGAACAGGCGCGGGATCACGGCGCCTTCGGTCGAGGAGGTGATGCGCAGGCTGTCGAGCCGCGCGCCCTCGATGCGCTGCGCCGGGGCGAGGGACGAGACGATCCAATTGTCGACCACCGACCCGATGGTCGAGCCGATAAACCCGCCAATCGCCGCGCCGGAAAAACCGAGGATGGCCCCGCCAAATGCGCCGCCAATCGCGGAGCCGACGGCGCCGAGAACAAGGGTTGCCATGGGTGAAAATCTCAGATGCTGCTGGGGTGCGGAAACAGGAAGGCAAAGGCGATCTTGCGCGCCCATGCCGTGGTCAGGGTTTGCTCGACAACGCCCAGCCGTTCATAGGCGTGGATGAAACGGTCATGGGCGGTCAGGATGCCGACATGCTTAGCGATGGCGTGCGGGGCCATGCGAAACATGATCAGCGCTCCGGGCCCGGCCTCAGTCGGCTTGATTTCTGGCATCATCTTGCGCGCGCCTTCCGCCAGAATCTCAAGCGGACCAGTCTCACCCCAATCCCGGCTATAGGGCGGAATGGGGAAGGGCTCATCGCCCACAACCTCGCGCCAGACGCCGCGCGCAAGGCCAAGGCAGTCGCAGCCGACGCCGCGCAGGCTGGCTTGATCGTGATAGGGCGTGCCGAGCCAACTGCGGGCAGTGGCGATGACCAAGGCAGGGTCAGCGCAATTCACAGCACGTTTCCTTCATGGCCGCCGTCTTGGCTGGCATAACGCAGCACGGCGTCTTGGCCGGGGATATTCGGAAAGCCCCGGAAGTTGGCGACATTGGCGAACTTCGCGCTGCAGGTCGCGATCCGCTTGTCGCAGCCTGCCCGCGCAACAAAGCTGTCCCCTTCGGCGATGGCACGCACCGGCGCTTCCAGCAGGGTAAGGGTGGCAATGGTGTCGGCCAAGCCGTGGGACAGCACCTCCGTGATGCGCCCGGCATTTGCGCCGCTGGTCCATGTCAGGGTGCCGGAGGTGAACCAGCCCGCCTCAAACCCGGACAGCCCCGAGGCCATTAACGCCCGGTCGCGCAAGAGGTCAGTGACGATGCCCGCGCCCTTGTAGATCGAGTTTTCCAGATCGATGCCGCAGCGCGCATCGCCAAGTGCAGCATCGCATCCCGCCTGAAACGTCCGCCCAACCGTCTGGCCCAGCACATGTGCCAGTGACCGGACCTCGGCGACAAAGGCCATGCGGCCACGGCGGATTTGCCCAACAGCGCCCCGGCGCAAAAGCACACGCTGGCTGGTGTCGGCCCAATTGACCCGCCACAGCTCGACCGCCGCATTGTCCCAGCGGCCGTCAAGGATGTCAGTTTCGGTGATGCGGTCCGAAGTCAGCACGCCGGTCGCATCCTGCGCATCAACAGCCAGATCGGAGCCTGCGCGGATTTCCGAGGCGGCGAACCCGCTTTCAGGCTCAAACTCGGTGCCATCGAAACTGAGGGTGCGATCATGATCGGTAAAGCCCAGCGCCACGCCATCGTTGCGCGAAATCCGCCAGCACGAGGACAACGTTGTCGTCCCATCATCGAGATGGGACTGCAGTGCGGGGGAGAGCGCCTTCACTTCCGCCCCCAGCCGCGCCACAGGGCGACCGAGGCCAGCGCCGAGGAGACCACGCCCCCGGCGGTTCCGGTCAGGGCATATAGGTTGAATGGGCGCAGATCGAAGCTGCCGGTCAACAGATCGAAATCCGCCAGCCCGGCCATGGCCAGCCCGGAGGCAGCAAGACAGGCCAGATAGATCAGCCCGCGTGCGAGGTTCCAGTTCATGTTGTTGCCTTTCCTGTGAAGATTTCCATCAGCCGCTGCCACCACGACCGGGTGCCAGGCGCTTGGGTCGGCGGCGGCTTCTGCACCGGCGTACTCGCCGGGCGCAGCATTGCCAGCGCTTCGGTCTCGGTCAGTCGCCGAATCGGCCGCGAGAATTCCACCCGCCCGTTGCGGTCGACCGCCCAGACCGGAATGGTGCCGGTCGGGTAGCGGCCATCCCGGAACAGATCGCGTTCGGCCTCGCGGCGTGTGCGGATCGCGGCGGGTCGGAGCCAGCCCATGAAACCCTGCGTGGCGGCGGCGCGGTTGCCCGCGTTCAGGTGGCGGGTCAGCGAGGCCTTGGCGATCCCGCCGGTGTTGTAGTGAAAACTGACCAGCGCATCGAATTCATGTGGCGCGAGCGGAACCTTCACGGCGCGCAGAACCTCTGCCTCATAGGCCACAATATCCACGCGAAAGAGCCGGACGGCTTCGCGTATTCCGGCATCGAGATCGACGGCCATGCCGCGGGGCATCCGTGCCGGATCGGGGAGACCGGCGGCAGCAGTGTGGCCGATGCCGAAGGTCCAGACGTTTTTGACATCAAGGTAGGGTCCGGGCACGAGTCCTTCGTGCCGGACGAGGGCCAGAAGCCCCCGATCAGTCATGTGCATGGGATTACCCGAAGATTGAGGAAAGGATCAGGATCAGCGCGGCGACCAGAAGGCCGATGCGCAGACGGTGGCTGAAGGCTTGTGCCGGATCGGAAGCGTCGCACCGGATGGCGCGCGCAAGGCGGCGAAGTTCATGCATCGGGATTGCCCCCCTTGCCGCTGCGCAGCCGGGCGAGCACGACCTCGATGAAGGCAGGGCCGAAGACGCCGACCAGATAGGCGGCCGAGCCCGCTGCACCCCCGGCCGGGACCGCTTGCGATGGCAGGCCGAGCCAGGCGGTGATGACCGCCATGGACAGACTGCCCATCCCGGCTGCGATCAGACCGCCGAGCAAGATATGTCTCAGCGCATCGCGCAGCCGCATCCGAGTGGTCAGCGCGTTGGTCGCTCCGCCAAGCGCGCCCCAGGCGGCCAGGATGACGGCGGTGGAGGTTGCCAGATCGCGCAGCACGGCGGCTATGAAGCCGGTTTCTTCGTTCATCGCCGGATCTCCAGCAGCGGGATGGATGTGATCGACCCCAACCGCTCGAGGTCGAGCGTAACATCGAGCATGTCGGTGTCGAAGCGGACCGGGACGTCGAATTCGAAGCCCGCCGTGATTGCCGCGCCCGCCGCCGGGGCTGTGGTGAAGCTGACGCTGCCGGTGGCGGTATCGACGCTCCAGCCCGACATCTGCTCGACCCCGCTCAGGGCGATGCGGACGCTGCCAGCCACGGGCTTGGCAATCGCGCGGGTCCAGCTTTGCGCGCCAGAAGTGTAGCGCTTCAGCAGGGCGGAGATGGTGACCGCACCATTGCCGGTGCCGATGGGCTGGTCGGTCGGGGCCACTGCCTGTGACGGCAGGCAGGATTTGTAATCCGCCCAGTCCTTGTAGCGAAAGCCGTGCAGGCGGCCGTTCCGAGCTTCAAAGAAGGCGACGACCGCCGCCAGATCGTCAGCGCGGCGGATGCCGTAGGCGACATCATAGCGGCGGCGCGAATTGGCCCAGCTGGCGTTGCGTTCCTCATCGCCAGAGGCCAGTTCGATGATCTGCGTGCGCCGTTCCGGCCCGCCACGCGCGCCGCGGCTGATATTGTCGGGGAAGCGCACCTCGTGAAACGCCATCACATGCCCCTCCGACCTAGCGACACTGCGCGGGCGATATCGGCGGCCACCTGTGTGCGCGACTGCCGGAAGCTTTCGGCGTCACGCGCCATGATGGTGACATTGACGGTGGGCGCGCTGGACTGGCCGTATCCCGCTGCTTCTCGCCGCGACAGAACCCGTTCCCCGCGCTGCAGGATCGCGGGAACCTCGTCCGGGCGCAGCCCTGCCCATCCGCCGGAATGCATGCGCGGTGCGCCTGCGAAGGCCAGCGCTGGCACCATCCGGCCCGGGCCCGGCGATCCGACCATGCCACCTGCGTGCTGGATATTGGCAAACAGCCCGCCCGCGCCGCCCAGCGC